AAAAAGGATATTCGCTGGATCAGACCATTGTGTTCCGGGAGGGACTTCATCATAGAGGTACTTAGCTCCCAGAATCGTTCCTCCGATGTTGTAGTTTTGCAAATGGTTTGGGGAAAATTTGCACGCGGTTTGGGGAAAAGTTGGTCGCGGCGAAAAAAGGGTAAACAAATCCTGTCCGATTTTCGGCCCGTTTTTGAGCATAAAATCGACAGGAAGTGGTGCAGGCTGGTCGACGTGTCCGCCTGCGCTTGTGAGAGCAATTAGGCTGATTTGACCGCCTGATTAGGGCGTGAATCTCATTATTAAATCAGCCTTGAATGATGATTTAATCGGATGAAAAAAGGCCTTATACGGGCTGTTTTTCATCCGAGAATATCCATCTATAGTCCGCAATAAGAGCGCAGCTCCTGGGCCTATTTTGTAGCCTTAGGAGGCTGTTTGTTATCCTTTACGGTCAGCTGCGCCTTCACGGCTGCCAGCTCCTTCTGCATCCTGCCGCGTTCGGCGGTGAGGAGCTGGATCTGGATCTCCTTGCGGCCGATCATGGCAATCAGATCATCCACGGATACGGTGCCGTCCGGCCTTTGATTATCAGTCATTGCAATGCCTCTATCTTTTGGTTAAGCTGCTTGATGGCGCCGATTATGGTTGAGAATAGTACCTTGTTACTGAGCCAGGGCTTGCCCTCGGGATCGCGGAGGATCTCCCTGCCGTTCTTGGATCTGGTGAGCATCCATTCGGGCAGCGTATCGTCGTCGATCAAGGGCAGGCCGTTTCGAGGATCGGTCTCCGTGCCCTTGCCGATGCCGCTCAGGCTGGCCAGATCGTCGATTTCATCCAGGAAGTACAGGTCGGCTACATTGTGCCAGTCATCGGCATAGGCATCATCCCAGGCGTAACTAGCGCCACCCAGATCTATTTCTTTGGTAGAGTTAGGATAAAACCATTTAGCATCGTTATCCTTTACCGTAAAATATAATCGACCCGTAATGTCGCTGCTTGCTTGGGCAAAAAAAGTTACCTCCCCACGATCACTTTCAGACTCTGTGGTAATAGTGCCCTTATGATTACTACCATCGTCAGTGCCCATCGCTGTATTGCTGATTGCTTTCAGAAATATTTTCTTCCATCGAATATCCGTAGCCAGCCAACCTTCGCCAATATCTAGCTGAACAGCATCATCCGTGTCTGGGGTAATGCTAAATTTATCCCCTGAAGAGGTAAAGCCCATTGAAACCTCATAGGAGCTACCGGTAAACAGGATGACGCCTGGATCTGAATCATCTCCGATGAGCTCGATATCCCCACCTGCAAGCACCTTAACATTGCCACTGGATTTGATCTCCAGGGCGTCCGTGGTGTTGATCTGAATTTTGCCGGAGGTGATCTCCAGGGTACCGAAGTCGGTGCCCTTGAGCTGAGAGGCGGTAATTGTACTGGCTGCTATTTCACTGGCAGTGATGGTGTTGGCCGCAATCTGTGTAGCGGTAATGGTGTTGGTATAGATATTTCCGCCGTCGATCTTGGTTATATCGGAACTATGGCGTAAATCTTCAGTGCCTGCCAGACGCAAAAAAACGTTATCCATATACCCATAATCGCTTTCAGTCTGGGCATAGCACATTAACGAGATAAATTTCCCCGTAGCCGGCACTTCGAAAAAGGCCTTTTGTTGCTGCCAATCGGTTTGAGTGGTTGTGATTTGCTCATCCCAACCTCCGCCAGATTTATCTTTATCATACCAATGTATTGAAATCCTAGCCTTTGTGGTACCATCACCGGATTTTATCGAACCACCATATTCGATGATATCACCTGCATTTACCTCAAAATATCGCTGATCGCCGGCAAAATCACGTTGCCAATTATATCCCGAGCCCGGGAGCATTTTAATACAATAATTGCTATTATCACCACCGCTTGTTTCATACGTTAAACCGTCGAATTCTGACCAACACGTGGACCCATTTTCGAAACCGGGATTATTCAATAGATTTTGAGCATCAAGGGAGCCGCCGGTAATCATAACCCCGCCTTTAATCCGCATACCGTTGGTGGGATCGTATTTCAGGTAGGCGTCGGCCTCGCCGATGGCAATACCGTACAGGTCGCTGTCATAGCCCAGGAAGCCGTTCAGGTTGCCCATCCTGAGCCGCGTGGTCAGGGTGTCCCAGGGGCTGCCCGCATGGGTAACGACGCTCATATAAGGCGCATTGGTCTCAGAGGCGGTCATATACACGAACCCGTCGCCGGACTGGCCGTAATTCACCACGGTTGCGCCTTTTGTCCATGCCGGGTTGGCGTCGGCCCCATACGCGGCGCCCTTGTCGCGGGTCACCGTATACGTGGGGGCGGATCCGGCGTTGGTTACCTCCAGCCACTCGTCGTCGGTGCCGTCTTTAATGCGCAGGAGATCGCCCACGGCAAAGGTCTCGTTGCCTTCGATGGTAAGGGTAGCGCTGTCCGCGGCGGTCATGTCCGCGTCCAGCACGTCCGCCGGCAGCACGGCCAGATTGCCGCCCACGGCGGAAACCACATCTTTCTGGAATACGGCTGTGCGGATTATCCCCCGTGCCGCAATATTACCCACCTCCAGCAGGTCCGGCTCCAGGGTAAAGCCCGCCCCGGCGATGCCGCTCACATAGTTGCTGGATCGTATGCGGGCGTTGCCGCCGTCGATGTCGATATAGGTGCCGCTGCCCACCCGTACCTTGTCGGATACGGACAGCACCCCGGTTCCCGCGTCGAACTTCAGGCCGTGGGTGTCGCCGCCGATACGCAGATTGCCCCCGCCGTCCACGATAAAGCCGGGCTCGGTGCCCGCAACCGTAATGGCGTCCGCGCTGGCCCCCAGAGCGATCTTGGGCGTGCCGTCCAGGTTGCCCATCACCATCACCGTGGCCGCATTGTCAATGGCCGCGTTCCCGCCCCAGAAATCGTACAGTCCCGCGTAAAAGCTGCCCAGGCGGATGGATGAGGTAATCGCAATGGACTCGGCCGCGGACAGGGCGCCGAACACGCCCAGGCCGTTCACGCTCCGGATCTTGATATACACGGTGTCTCCGGGCACATAGAACATGCCCATGCCCTGGATCACAAAGGCCTCGCCGCTGGAGATCCCGGCCAGGTAATAGGTGCTGTCATCATTTGAGATATAGATCTCGGTATGCGAGTAAAAGGCGTCGTCCGGGGGGGTGAATTCTACCTTGACCGAGTCGTAGTCGAACCCCGTGCCCGGCGAGACCAGGGCCAGGCTCAGGCCGGTGGCCGCATCCGGAGTATCATAGGGGTTGGGCAGGTCGGATTCGTAGCCCTCCTGGTCCGAGGCCTCGGCGTCGTCGTAGATGCCGCTGTAAAAGGCGGCAAGCTGAAACTTCATCCTGCCGTAGATATCCTCGCTCTTGCCGGTCACCAGAAACTGCTTGGCGGTCCAGCCGGGCAGGGTGTGGGTTACGGTCACCAGGTCGTAGAGCTCCAGGTCCCCGGCGCCCGAGAAGGCCGCCAGCTCGCACTCGTAGTCGGTGTATTTGAGCTTGTTGAACTTGTACCGGGCCCGGCGCCGGGCGAGCTCGCCGAACGTGATGAAAAAGCAGGTCTCCTCATACAGGAGCTCGCCGTTTATCTCGATATCGTGCTCGTCTTTCACCTCCACGCTGGTCTTCTTGTAGTCCTTGGCGGAGTCCAGGAAATGGATGCGCACGATGTTGTAATGATCGGGCCGGCGCCAGGTCAGGGAGCCCTTGACGATGTTGTCTTCGGTAAAGGCGTGGGACACGGTCTTGGCCGTAAGCCCGCCGGCCCCGTCCTCCATCTGTGCCGAGTCCCACACGGGCTTGAGCTTGCCCTGGCTCATCACGGCCCGGCCGTTGAACGAGCTCCACAACAGCTTCTTGCTGTCGTTCACGCTGCCGTTGGTGTCGAAGTTGAAATCGAAGTAGTACCGGCCGGATGTGCCGCCCGAAGGCACGGCGTCGCACAGGGCCTCCAGGGACTTGAAGGCGTTCAGGTCCAGGTCGCCCGCATCATAGCCCTCTACATTGAGATACCAGTCGTACAGGATCACCGCCGGGTTGCGGGTAAAGGCCGCTGCCCCGCCCGCCAGGGGGGCGCATTTGAGGCCCTCCATCACCACGGTCATGCGGGGGTCGTGGCCGATCTGCTTGTCGTCTTTCTCGAATGTTGCGGCCGTGTAGGCCATGCCCCGGTAGGCGGACGCGCGCGAGGCAAACCGGCCGTCCGCGGTCTGGGTGCGGGTGCCGGTGTACTCGGTCTTGGTGTGGCTGCCGGTCAGGTCTCCCCAGGCGATGTCGTTGACCTTCCACGCGGTAATGCCCTCCACCTCGCCCAGGCAGTGGGCGAAGATGATGCGCAGGTCGCTGTCGTCCTTGTCGTTGAACCGCAGCTTGTTGGCGCCGATCTTGCATTTTCCGTAGCACCGGGCGATGGGCACGTCCTCGGAGATGGTGTTGCCGATGACATTCACGTTGCTGTAGGTGGGCGAGGCGCCGTAATCGACATCGGGTATGATATCGCCGATGAGCCATTCGACCACGTCGCCGATAATGGGGATATCCTCGATGATGTCCACCACGTCATCGACGATGTCCATTACCTTTTCAAATATGTCACCGATAACGCCGCCCATTATACCTCCCAGCCTCCCACGATGCCTTTCTGCTCCGCCCCGTATTTTGCAAAGGGCGTGAGATCCCGGCACAGAAACCGCACGTGTGCGGTGCCCTGCTCTTGTGCCCAGGCGTCCACGGCGGCCTTGAGCTCCGCGTTTTCGGCCTTGTCGCCGCCGGAGTAAAAAAAGAGAATCAGCACGTGATCGCTCACGGGCCGGTGCACGGCGTTCACCGCCACCAGGTAGCCGGTTGTGCCCCCGATGATCAGCACCCGGGGGTTGTGCACGTTGGCCATGAGCCACTGGATCCACTCGGGCCTGGTGCCGGGCAGCACGTCCTCGATGCCGTCGTTGAGGGCCTTGAGCTTGAGAATGTCGTCCGGTTCGAGTTTTTTGATCATCGAAATTGGTCGTAATATCCCGGCGAGGGTCCCGCGTGGAAGGGGCTTCTGGTCCCTTCGATTGCTTTGCCGATGTGCAGGCACCCGCCGAAGTTCAGTTGATTATCCGCGCCGGGGCCCCAGGCATTGCCGGCGCCGCACGTATCCCAGGTTTGATCGCACCCCTTGTATACGGTATAGGTGCAGGTGTTGTCCACGGCCACGGGCAGCTCCACGTCAAGGGTGATGGTGTCGGTGGCCGCCGCGAAATCCGCCACCTTGCGGTGATAGGTCACCCCGCCCTTGGTTATCTCGATCCTGCCGTGGTTCCAGTAGTCGTCGGCCTGGGTAAGGGCGTTGTCCGTCAGGGTGCTCGCGGTGCCGCTGTCCGCGGTGCCCGCGGCCGTCAGGCTGGTCAAGTCCGCGTTGCCGTCGGCGTTGCACGCGGCCCCGCCGAACACATAGGGGCACAGGCGCTGGTAGGCCAGCTTCAGGATCTTCCGGGCCAGGGGCTTGCCCGTCACCGCGGGCACGGTAAGCCACTCCCTGCCGATATTCGAAGGCGTCTCCATGTACCCGTTGAACACCTCGTTGTAGTAGCCGGCATCGCCCATCGCATCCAGATAGATGCGCTTGATCACCATGCTCTTCCCCTTGAAGGCCTCGGCATTCGCGTACGCCGCCATATCCCTGGTGACGTTGTCGAAGTGCACGGTAACGCGCTGGATCTGGCCCTCCAGGGTCTGCTGGATGCCGTCTATGCGCACGGCCTTGGCCGTGTATACAGTGCCGCCCGTGGGAAAGGTGATATTGGCCTTGGCCGCGGCAAACCGCAGGGTGGAGGAGAGGCCCAGCTCCACCAGCACGGCCGGCCGCTTGTACGCGGCGTCCATCTGGGTGATGACACTGGCGGGCAGTCCCTTGGGCATGGCTACACCGCCTTTTCAAACCGGATGGAGCACTTCCAGTACTTGCCCAGCAGGGGCTCCATCGAAAGGGATCCGTCCATCCACCGGCCCGTGATGTTGGCGCCGCCGCCGATATACGAGGGCACCGACTGCCACGAAAAGGAGTGATACCCCCCGTACTGGTCGTTGTAGTGGGTGAGCAGGGTATCGCGGTCCGTGTTGCCGAGCCCGGCGAAGTGCAGCTCGTAGCGCTCGGTCGGGGTTGAGGCGATGTTCATATATTCCTTTTTGGCCGACTCCGCCTCGGTGATCACGTTATAATACTCGGGCTCCAGGGTGATCACCGCATCGGGGGTCAGAGAAAAGGCGTCTCCCGCTCCCATTATATCCTGCTCCTCACCCGGGCCCGGATGGGGCCGTCATTATCGTAGGATCGCACCACCGCGCCGGGTGCCACCCGCTCGGCGATCTGGGTGGCGATGTTGGCCATCACCTGGCGCTGGGTGGCCTGATCCTGGAAGGTGGGGTTTTCCATGATGATATACACGTCGCCCTTGCCGCGCGGCTCGCCCGCGGTCTTCACGCCCAGGTCGCCGCTCGATGTGCGGGCCAGGGGCATGACCGCCTCCGGTCCCTTCTCGCCCATGAGTCCCATGCCGCCCGCCATCGGGAACATGGTAGGTTTATCCACGATGCCGCCCCGGGCGTAGGGGAGGAGTCTGCTCTGGTCGATGACCCCGCCCTTGGCCAGGGGGATGCCCATCATGGCGAGCAGGGGCTTTACCACATAGGCCTGGATGAGCATCTGGGTCACCATCCGGGCAAAGGCCCGGAGGATGTCCTTGAAGGTGGTCTCCGCGTTCCAGAGCATATCGTTCAACTGGGCTGAAAAGTTACTGGCCCAGCCGGCCACGGCGTTCTTGAGGTTATCGGTCATGGTCTGGTGTTTCTGCTCGATGGATTTGAAGGACTTGGCAACACCCTCCTCGATGTCTTCATATAACTGCCATTCCGCCGCAAGCTGGGCCTGCCTGCCCGCGGCCAGAAATTCCTCTTTCTCGGCCAGCAGGGCCTTTTCCTTCTCCCAGGCCTCTTCGGCCCAATTATAGTCCATCATCACGAGCTCGCCGTACTCGGCGGCCTGCCGGTTGACCCCGGCCCAGGCCTCCTCCACGCCTTTGCCCATTTCCGCGATCTCTTTCATAACCGCAGGATCTATGCCCCCGCCGCCCCCAATGCCGCCTCCATTCCCATCTCCACCGCCGCCTCCTCCACCATCGCCGCCCTTGTCTCGCTCGGCCGCCAGGCGCTGCTCTTCGGCGATGGATTTGTCGATCAGGGCGATGCGCTTCTGTAATACCTCGATCTGGGCCTTGTATTGATCCGTGACCTCATTCACATTCACGCCCTGCATTTTGAGCATGTCGGCAAAGGCCGAGTCGTGGCTCATATTGGTGCGCAGGGCCTCGATGCGCTTTTGGAGTGCTGCCCGCTGGTCCTTGAGCGTGTCGATTATAGTGCCCGATCGCAGGTTGAGAAATTTTGTCCAGTATTCCACGGCATCGGAGATATATCCGGCCCACTCTTTTACCGCCGGAGAAAGTATGTCTCCCAGAAAAATAGCGGCCTTTTCCATCGAGGCTTTAAGTTCGTCCCACGAGGAGACTGAGCTCTTTTTGTAATCGTCCCATGCCTGTGCACCAGATCCCGTCTTCTGGGATAGTGCCTCCACCTTATCCGCAAGCTTACTAAACTCATTTGCCCCCAGGGCGGACATGCCTTTAAGGCCTTCCACTCGTTGAAAGAGCTCGGCCATTTTTTCCGCAGATCCGCCGGTTTGGGCCTGAAGCCGCCGGAGGGTTTCAGCAAGCCCCAGTTCCTGAATCGCCGCCTGGGCGCTCTCATACCCCATTGCATGCACGGCATCTTTCATGGCCTCGGTCGGCTTCATGAGCGCCATGAGTATGCCCTGGTACTGTGTGGCAGCCTCCGCCGTGTTCCCGGCCGTCTGGGTTACGAGGGCCAGGGAGGCGCCGAGCTCGTCCTGACTGACGCCCAAGTCATGTGATAGTTTCGCCAGGCTGCCGATAATGGGCACCAGCTCACCCACCGTGGTCTGGCCTTCTTTTTCGATGGCAAAGAGCAGGTCGGCCGCCTCGGCTGCGTTTTTGATCTCGCCCTCATAGCCGGCCATGAGCTTGGTGAGCGCCTTGATCGCCTCGGCCTGGCTTACATGAGCCGCCTTTGCGGTTTTGGATGCCGTGACCAGGAGCTCCATCGATTTGATGGGATGTTTTACGCCTGCGGAAATGACCTGATAATACCCCTTTACCATCTCCGTTGCGGTGCCGAGAGCCGGCGGTAAGGCCATAATTTTCTGTTTGATCCAATCCAGGCTTTGGGTGGTGACTTTTTTCATGTCGATCAAGGAGATCTCCCATTCGGCATGCTTTTTGATGATCTTTCCGATTGCCATTACGGTGCCGGCCATTGCGGCGGTTACGGCCAGCCAGTGCTGCTTGAGCTTCTGGAGCGAGGCCCCCATGCTCTTACTGGCCTTGTCCGCGTTGGCGCGCATCTTGCCGAAGGCCTGCTCGGTGTTCTTGTCGAACCCGCGCACCACGGCCGTGCCTTTGTCGTCGACCTCAAGCCGGATGTAGATCTTATTTGCCATAGCAAATAACCGCTGGAAAGCTGGAATGCTGGAAAGCTGGAAGGCCTTCTAGCGTCCTAGCCTCCTCGCCTTCTAGCTGCTTTCCTTCTTCGTAACCATCTCATGGATAATCGCCAGTTTGGTTAAGAGCTCCCGTGCCTGGCTCCGCGTCAAATGCAGATCCTCGATCTCAAAGACCAGGGGCAGGGCGTGAAAGTCGTACACGAACTGGGTGTTGATTTTGCCGTACAGGTCCCAGGCCCGGCGGTCCTCCTCGCTGAGGTTGGGCAGCGGGCATGTCTCGCAGGGCGGCTCGTTGCCGAACTCGGCGGACCGGGCCTCGCATGTGTCACAATCGATATCCGGCCTGCCCAGGGCCCAGGCTACGAACTCCCTGAGGGCTTCGTTTTTTTTTGCCCCTCATCCGGCCCGCCCCTGGTAATGGAATCGGCGTCGCAGGCGTCCAGGATCTCGATCTTGATCGAGTTGGGGAGCTTGAGCTTGTTCTCCCGGGTACAGGGAACGTCCTCATTCAGGACCGGAGATCTTACATATCTCCAGTCCACCACCATGTAGTCCAGGAGATCGGCGTTGATGGCATAGCTGTCCTGCTCTTCGATCCAGCCGCCCTGGCGCAGGTTCTTCTGGCGCTTGGTGTGCCGCTTCTCGATATCCCGGTACACCTCACTGTCGAACCGCCGCAGGATGAGGGTGCTGTCGCCTACCGGATGCTCAAAGGTCTCCTGCTCCTCGACGATTTCAATGAAACTCATGAAAACCTCCGGTTTTCTGCTAGAAGGCTGGGAGGCTCGAAGCTAGGAGGCTTTCTCCTTCGACTTCGCTCAGGATGGTGAGCATGTCGAACCATAGCTTTCCAGCTTCCTGGCTTCCTAGCGTATTTAAACGTTTGCCACGAACGAGGGGATTCCGTGGAACGTGAAATCCACGGCCTCCTTGACGATCTCGTTCAAAGGCGCGCTCACGCCCAGGCCGTTGAACAAAGCCCAGGCCAGGAAATGATCGCCGGTCTGGTCCTGATCCGGGTCATAGTTAAAGAGCTCCAGCAGAAAATAGGCCTCCGAGGCATCCAGGATGCCGTCGAAAAAGGAATCCCCGCCGATGAAGTAGCTCTCGGCCCGGCCGGATCCGCCCGCCTGCCCCGGCACGTATTCCTTCCACTGCTGGCCCATGCGGTTCATCTCGGCAAGGTCCAGGGAAAGATCGAAGCTCCAGCCGAACAGGTAGCCCACCTTTTCCAGGCCGGCCTCCACGATGTAGCCGTTGTTGCCGGTGACGGTAACCACGGTCACATTGCCGTCGAACACGGCCTTGCCCCTGGTATAGTCGACGATCAGCACGTTCTTGCTGCCCGTATCGCTGAACGCGGGGGGCACATTCGGATTGAGGAGCCGTTTTGCCGATGCCGTGATCTGGGCCTCGGCACCTGACTCCGTGGTTGCCTCATCCTTGAGGTTGCCGATAGTCCACTGGTCGTTCAGGGTGTGGCCCGTGGTGGCGGCAAAGGTGATGGTCTGGCCGTCGCTCAGGGTCTGGGCCTCGCCGGTAACGGTCACGTCCTCGGTCCATTCGCCGCCGTCCTTGCGCCACTTGAAGGTATCGGTTCCTGCCGCGGCGTCGATCACCGCCTCGAAATAGGCGGAGGATGCGCCGGAAAACCCGGTGCCCCAGGTAACGTCGTTGAGCCCGTCGCCTTTAAAGCCGTTGGGCCGCTGCCGATAGATCGCCCCTAATTTCCCGTGCGTCGGCGTGGTGGGAGAAGACATGGAAAAACCTCCGGTTTTTCAAATTGACAATTGACAATTGAAAATTTTCAATTGCTATGCATCGTCCACGACATCCAGCGCGCCGTCGCCCGTGAAGTCGAAGCTGAACGAGAACTTATCGCCCACGGTGCCGGCCGGATGAAACCCGATGATGTAGATATTGCCGGTAAAGGCGTTGGTGCTGCCGTCCAGCAAGAACTTCACGTCCGTGAGCTTGGTGCCGGGCGTGGCCGCCACGATGTTGTCCACGAATGCCTTCTGCTCGGTATTGCCCAGCACGAGCTGGCCGGAAAAGCTGCCGGACCATCTGGCCTGGCCGGGCAGGCCTTCCTTCCATTGCTGGCCCTGGCGTGAGATGTCGGCCATGTCGAGGGCCACGTCGATATTCCAGCCCTCGGAAAAATCCATTGCCGTGTCGTCCTTCTCGATCCGGGCTGTCTTGCCGTGAAACGGCGTTGTGTTGAATGCCATTGGTCAACCTCCTTCGTCGGTTGAGCTGGGAGGCTTGAGGCTGGGAGGCTGGGAAGCTTGAAGCGTCCTAGCGTCCTAGCGTCCTAGCGTCCTAGCTTGTTTTCTTCTTTGCCGGTTTGCTGCTTTTCAGCGGAGCCGGTACCGGCGCCGTGTATTCGAACAGCACCGTATCATCCAGATCCAGGATCAGGAGCACGGCATCCGGGCAGGCCATACAGCTCGGCCGCACGTCCTTGCCGGTTACGGCCCGGCATCCGGTCTTCTTGGTGCAGATGATCCTAATGATTCCCTTGTACGGATTCATGAAAACCTCCGGTTTTCAATTTTCAATTGTCAATTGTCAATCGTCAATTGATTCAGCTCCATTCCTCAAACTCCTCGGCGGGCAGGTCCAGCTCGCAGAAGTGGCAGAGCACCCCGCCGAACGCCCTGTTCTCCACCACGGCCACATTCACCGGGCCGCTGTCCTCGGCCGCGCCGTTCAGGGTGCGCTTGGCCCTGAATGCGGCGGCCACCGCCTCGATCAGGGCCTGAAAGGTAACCTCGGTCTCGTCTTCGTCCTTCAGGCCATAGATGCCCCGGATCTTGTACTGGTGGATCCGCGATTCATGGGTTGTGCTCTCCACGGTTGCGGGCGTGGCCGTTCTGGTAATGATCCAGCCGTTGATCTTGTCGGAGCCGGTCTTGAACAGGTCCAGGAACTTCTCCCAGGTGGCGGCCCAGCGCTGGTAGTCGTGCACCTCGCCGATCCCGCTCACGCCGGAGAGGATGCTCTTGATCTGTGCCCTGATTGCCGCTTCGCTCATGCTCGCTCCGCTCGCGCTGGAAGGCTGGGACGCTGGAAGGCTTGAAGCCTCCTAGCCTCCTAGCCTCCTAGCCTCCAACCTCTTTGACAATATCCCCCGGGATCTGGTGCAGCATGGCCTCGATCCTGCCCCGGCTGTCCTCGAACCCGGTCTCGAACATGTGCGCGCCCTTGGTGCCGCGCTGTGAAATGGCCCGAGCGATGAGAAACGCCACGCTGGGTGCGATTTCATCGGGGAGCCTGAGCTTTACCCTTACCCAGTGCTCGATCGGCCCCAGGGGCGGAAAATGGGGTCTGGTGCCCAGCTCCACGGGCTCGCCGTACTCCAGGGGCGTGCCCACCATGCCGGCGGTCTTGTCGCCGTACTGCTTGACCGCGCCGTGGATGGTGTCGCGCAGGTGAATCGGCCCGGCCCCGTAGGGGGTTTCCCGCTTGATCTCCCGCTCCAGCAGGTTCACGGCCTCGGTCAGGCGCCGCACCCGGGCCTTGTTCGAGGCCTCGGGATAGTCCTTAAAAAGCTGTTCAAGCTCCCGTAAATCGGCTTTTAACTTGGTTTCAAACATGCTCGCTCCGCTTGCGCTGGAAGGCTGGAAAGCTGGAAGGCTTGAGGCCTCCTAGCTTCCTAGCCTCCTAGCTTCCTAGCCTCCTAGCTTCCTAGCGATGGCGCCTCGGGTGCGTCAGGTGATCCGTGCGCCACGACGGTATCGTGTCCTGATCCCGGGTTATGCTGGCCGGCTTGCGCTGGCCCTCTTTAATGCCCAGGTGATCGAAATACACCTTCCGGTACGCCTTGGCCCGGGCCGCGTATTCCCGGCTCTTGCTTGTGTGCTCCACGCTGTCCGCGGCAATGGTGCTGTCCGTGCTCTGAGCGTAATACGTGGCCAGCATGCCGCAGAAATACCCGGCTGCCAGGGCCTGCACGGCCTCCTCGTCGATGGTCTCCACGGTGCACGTCGAATCCGTGCACGTGTGCAGGGCCGTGTAGGTTACCCGGAGCTCCTCGTCCGTGTCCGGAGTGTCTTCCAGCAGGCGCAGCACCCGGCCCGCGGGCTTGCGGTAGATCCGCCACTGCTCCTCCAGCAGCACATCCGCATACTCGTCGTCGTCGTCCACCGGGTATTCCACGGACCGCACCGCGGAAAATCCCTCGCTCCACGAGGCCAGATCGCTCAGAGGATAATCGAACCCGCCGTCGCCGGTGACATCCTCGGCCACCACCCGGGGCCGGTACCGGGCGTGCTCCTTGACGGCCAGGTCCACGGCCAGGCTCTTCTCGGCCTCGCCCAGGGGGATCTCGCCGCCCACCAGGTTTTCCACGGCCAGCAGATACTCGTACCGGGTGGTCATCTATTCCGGCCCCCGCCTCTGCCGCCGCCTTGGCCTTTTCCGGGTCCGTTGTCCGGGCAGGGCTGCTGATTCCTGCCGTCCCTTTGGCCGTTGGGCATGCCGTTTCCGCCGCCCCGGCCATCCTTGGGGCGGGGCTGTCCCCGCGGATTCTTAGCCGTATCCGCCATACTTTGCTCCTTTCAGTTGCGCTGGAAGGCTTGAGGCTTGGATGCTGGAAGGCTGAAAAGCTTCCTGGCTTCCCAGCTTCCTCGCTTTCTCGCTTCCCAGCTTCCTAGCTTCTTATTGTGCTCCGCACTCCCACGACACGATGGTCAGATTCGACACGTCGCTCGCATTCAGGAAATACAGAAACGGCACCACCACATCGCCGTCATCGATGGTATGGGCATCCGTGGTCGTGGGTGCCGCCCCGTCGATGGTATAGGTCACTGCGCCGTCCGCATCCACGAACACGCCCAGGGTATAGGTTTCGTCGTCGCCCCAAGTGTCGGTGGTGTCCGTGCTGTCCGTGCCGCCGTCGTCGTCGATATCCTCGATGTAAATCGCTCCGGAGATCACGTTCAAGGCCGCCATATCCGTATAATCGTCGATATTGGCCTGGTAGGCCCCGTCATTCCTAAACCCCACGGCGCAGTCGTCCGTACCCGACACATCCTCGATAATGAGCTTCACCTTGAGGTAAAACGCATCCGTACCCACGGTAAAGGCCGCCGGGCTCCGGGCCGTAATCCCCTGGCCGATCTCCACGCCGTCGTCGTCCGTGTCGTCCAGATCGGCCACCAGCCCGTTGGCGTCGATAACTGGCGCCAGAATGGTCTGGGTGCCCAGGATGTGATACTCGAACGTGTTGTTCGGAAAGATCATCACGTTCTCGTTGCCTGTAGTGCCGCCCGCGGCCCCGCCGGTAATCAGGGCCGTGACCGGGTTCACGTCGAAATATTCGATGGTCAGCTTCGGATCATGCGACACCGGAAAGTTGAAATAATAGTCCGTGGTATTCACGGCTACCCCGACATTCTGCACCCATTCGGGCGGGTTCTGGGTCACGTCGCCGGCGGTCTCGGAGAGATAGGCCGCATCGCCTTCCGCCAGTCCGGACCAGCCGCTCAGGATCCCGCTGGTGATAATCTCCACGGCCTCGCCGTCCCCGCCGGTCAGGCTCCCCACGATCCCCACCGCGGGCCTCAGGTACGTTACGTTGGCATCGGCCTTGTAGGCCTCGCCGTCCGAGTCCTTGATGGCCACCACCTCGCCGGTGGTCACCGTCTCGCCGGCGTTCACCGTGAGCCGCGAGAAGACCTTTGTCACGTGATAGGCCGCGTGAAGGTCCGGCAGCACGAAGGCCAGCACCAGGGCCAGCACCATTGCCGCTGCCATACTCATTTTCATCATTCGTTTCATGACACTCCTCCTTTATAAGCTATGAGGCTTGAGGCTTGGAGGCTAGAAGGCTATCCAGCTTCCTGGCTTCCTAGCTTCCCAGCGTTCCAGCCTTATTTACACCGCTGCCTTGTACGAGCCCACGTAGTCGATGGGTGCACCCGCGTACTCGTGCCTGATCTTGTGCCGGATCTTGTCCGCCACGAACACCTGCTCGCTCTGGGGCGAGTCGGCCACGAAGAACTCCGGCTCTTCCCTGCCGTTCAGGTAGCCCATCTCCACCAGCTCGGCCACCTCGGGCGGCACCGTCATATACCAGTCATTGGCGTCCGCGCTGAGCAGGCTCAAGGCGTGGCCTTTAATCAATCCCAACAGGGGGTTGGGCAGCTTGTCGGTCAAATCGTTGGTGCTGTAGTAAAACTCCTCCTTCTCGATCCGGGTGATCAGGTTCATGATCGCCGGCGGACCGATCAGGTTCAGCACCACGCCCCCGTCCAGCAGGCCCAGGTACTTGCCCGAGTCCTTTTCCGTCATCCCGGCCAGGGCCGTCCACGCCGTCCATGCATAGGCATGGGTCAGGGCATTGCTGCCCAGGTTGCCGTGCCCGCTCGTGAACACCGCGGTGCCGTCGGTGCAGGTGTCGTTGTCGATATACATATCCCACACGTACTGGCCGTGGGTCCTGCGCGCGGCCCTGCCCAGCTTGCTGACCACCCTGTTGACGATGGAGATGTCGTCGTTGATGATGGTCTTCCGGGTGATGCTGAGGATGTTGCCCCGCTGGGCCAGTACATAGGTGACCTCCTCATCCGTGATCCCGGCGATCTCCTCGTAGTCCGCCGCCTCCGGATCGACCACGGAAAGATCCGGAAACCCGCCGATCTTCACGGCCTCCTGGGTGCGGAAGTCCTTAACGGGCTTGCGCACGCTGATGAGCAGGTTCTCCAGGTAGTCCGGCTCCTTATACTCCTTGACCAGGCGCCGGCCCAGGGTGTTGCCCAGCACATAGGTGAAGGTGCTGCTGGTAACATCCATCCTGCTCCTCAGATCGGGCGGCAGGTTCTGCCGGTTGAAAAACCCGGTTACCTCCGGATCGCCGGTGAAAAAGGCGTACATCTCCCGGATGCCCCGGAATGCCGGTACCTGATCGTAGCCCTCCAGGTCCTGCACGCTGCGCATGCGCGTCCCGGCGGCCCCGATCCGCTCGGTAAAAAAGGGCTGGTAGTCCAGGGTCTCCATGCGGGCGGCCATTTCCAGGTCTTCCTTGCGCAGGCCGAAGGCCCGGTCCACGGCCATAAGGGCCCGCTCGAACGTGCCGATCCCCACCCTGACGCCGGATGCCGGAACACCCTCATCGGGCTTGGGGGTCAGGCTGGCCAGGTAATCCTTCTCGCCCTGAACGGCGTCGGTCAGCTCCTGGGCCTGGAATACGCGCACGCCCTGCGTGTCGCTCAATGCCGCGCGGATGCGCTTTTGCGCCTGCTCGGGCAGGTCGCTTGCCCCCAGGGCCCTGTCCAGGTCCATCTCGCACCGGAACCGGGCCAGGTCGTCCTTGGTGGCCATTGCAGGCGCATTGTCGCCCGATCCCGGATCGCCTGTGTCTCCGGTCCCGGTTCCGCCGGTGCCGTCCCCTGCGGGAGGATCGGCGGGCGTCATTGCCATGCGGGCGATCTCCGTAAGCTCGGCCTCCTCGATCTTCTCGAACTCTTTGTCCTTGAGCAGATCCGGCCGCACCCCGGTGATCAGATCCCAAAGTTGCTGCTTGTTCATGATAACCTCCTCCTTGTGGGCGAATGCGCCTGCAACCGCCCGGTTGAATTTCCCGCCCGCTGCGGGGCGGGACACGATATCCACACTGTCGACCGCGAGAAACTCCAGGAGCTTCATCACGGACTTCCCCTCGATTACTTCTTTGACGGCCCGCACCGCGGTGTCGTATGACAGGCCGTAGATGGCCGCGCCCTGTTTGGCCGCCGCTGCCAGGTTCCTGCCCAGCCATGCATACGAATCCACGAAATGGAGAATTGCGGTAATGCCCCGGCCGGCCGCGTACTGCACGCCGTCCAGCCAGCCCGCCTTGTGCTTGATCAGCAGGCTCTTGATGTCGAACAGGCTCTCGTCCACATGCGTGGCCCCCTTGCCCGGGAGCTCGTAGATATTCACGTCCGCGTTGGTGAACAGGGCCGTGCCCTTTTCGAGTGCATCTTCAGGCAGGTACCAGCCGTTTTTGGTGAACCCCGGCTCGCACACCGTCACCTCCCAGGCCGTGCCCTCCGGGTCCTTTGCCTGATTTAGCCTGAGCAGCATGGTGAGCTGATCGTCCCGCTCGGCCTGCCGGGCCTGGGTTTCCACCCATACGCGCTCCACTTCCACGGGGCTGTCGCCAAGCTGGACATTGCCCTCCAGAATGGAATACGACAGCCGGTAATAGTTGCCCTCTTTCTCGTAGATGAGATACCCGCCGTAGACCTGGTTGAGATATGCATCCTGCCCGAATGTAGCTTCAATCGCCTCGTACAGCATGCGGTGTATATCATCCAGGCTCACGTCCTGCTTGGCGCGCCAGGTGCCGTCATCGTCCTTCTCATACTTATTCTTGATGGCGCCCCAGGCAGCCTGCCGGGCCTTGTCCTCGTCGTCGCTGTCTGCCAGGGTGTCGTTGAACACCTGCACTCCCAGCTTGACGGCGCCCGCCGGCAGGCTCTTCAGCCAGTCCGGCGGATTCTTAATGGTATACGGCATAACAACCTCCAGTTATCAGTTATCAGTCCCCCACCTGCGGCGGGGGCAGTAATCAGTTTCTTTGTTTTTACTGAACACTGAACACTGAACACTGATTACTTGCTTTTCTTCCCCATCACCACGCGGGTCTTCTCGGGCGGTATCCCGTGCACGCGGATCGCGGCCAGCTTCCTCACGTCGCCGTCCTTTGCGTACCGCACCTTTGCACCGCCTGCAGTCAGGAGCACCGCCTGCTTGGTATGCGGATCGATGCGTCCCTTGACCAGGTACTTCTTGTCGATCCCGTAGGCCCTGCACCCCTCGTCGATCAGCTTCCTGTCGGCATCCGACAGGGGCCGCTCCCGGTTCGAATCCGGCGCCACGCTGGGGCCTTTCTCGGCCAAAGCCTTCTCGCGCTCATCCAGCTCCGCCTCCTTTTTCTCCAGGAATGCCTGAAGCTCCTTCAGCTCCTTTTCCCTGGCCTCCGGATCCTTGTTGTTTTGCTTGTCCGTTCCCATGATCTTCCCTCCTTCAATTGAAAATTTTCAATTAAGCGGCAACAGATTGTTTTTCTGTTGCCGCTTCCCAGTCTTCATGATACGGGATGCTCGTGCACCCGCAGTTGATGGTATTGCCGGCCGAGCCCGCCGGATCCCGCGGATACATCAGCTCCTCGCCCTGTACGATAAAGGGCTGATCCACCGGGATCGGTCCCGGATCCCCGCCCGGGCCGTACGCCTGCGCCGCCGCCAGGTGCGACAGGCGCGGCACCTTGGGGCTGTGCCCGTAGTACCACTGCTTCTTGAGGCCCGGCACCACCCGGGCCGCGTGTTCCTTTCTGGCCTGGCCCGCCGCCTCCAGCACCCGGCCTGCCTCGGTGCGGGTGATGGTCTCGGCCCGGGCCGCGATGGACTTGAAGACGGATTTATCCTTCAGGTTCCGGCCGATCGCCTGCATCACCTCATAGGGCTGCTTGCCGCCGGTCAAACCCAGGGTCAGCTCCTGGTTGATCTTTTTGATCGCATCCTGGGTCAACCCCGTTACCAGATCCGCCGAAAAATCCTGTAATACCGAGAGCATGGTCATGTCGATCTCCGGGATGGCCTGGATGATCCCCACTTCCCGCAGGGGCAGGTCCACCCGGTCGATCCCCTGCTCCCAGAAACTGCGCTGCACATCCTGAAGCTCCACGCCGTATTTCCTGCCGAACTCGTTCAGGGCCCGGTCGATGGCGCTCTTGAGCTGGGGCAGGTAATAGACCTGCCAGTCCGTGGATGCCACGGCAGCGGCCACCTCTTTTCTGGCATTCGCCAGGATCCCCACGGCCCGCTTCACGGCCTGATCCTCAAGCTTATCCGCCTGTTTGATCAACTGATCGATCTTGCGTTTAAACTGTTGTTCCTTCGTTGCCATCTTTTAATTGAAAATTTTCAATGGTTCGACCTTGCTCACCACCATGAGCTTGTCGAATGGTTGAAAATTGAAAATTGAAGGCCTTCTGGCTTCCTTGCCTCCTAGCCTTCGAGCATCTTTTCATAGTCTTTTTGATCTTCCGGCCGTTGCTTCCCGATCTCCCTTTCTTCCTCCTCCGGGTCGATGTCATAGCCCAGCATGCCCACCAGAAACGAATACAGCCGCCGGGCGGTTTTCGTGCTGATCCAGGTGTTCTGCTCGGCCAGGCTCAGCGAGGTGGTGATCTGGGGCATGGCATTGGTCATGGCCGTGGTATCGCTGCGCGAGATCTCGGGCATGTTCACCGTAAAGCCGGCATCGGCCTGCTGCTCGGTGAGCCGCCCGTGGACCGCGGCCTGATCCAGCACGAACCGGATCACCTGGCCGTAGATGAACTTGATCAAAAGCTGGCGCTCTTCCAGATCCTTGACCGGCACCTGGCCGAACTGCTCGGCCTCGGTCTGGTACGCCTTGCCCCCGCCGCCGAACCAACTCTCGGGCCGGCGCAGCGCGCCCAGGATAAAGCCCTTGCCCATGTCGAAGCCGGAGCGGTAGTCGTGGGCCTTCAGATCGGGCGCCACCGCGCCCCACTCCACATTCTCGTTGTGGGCGCGCAAGGCCCCCGGGTTGGGCGGGGCCTGGTTCCGCAGCCAGTCCCTGATCTCTTCCTCGGTCATGCCCTTGAGCTGGATATCCCAGATGAAATTCAGCAATAATTCGGCCCGCTCCAGGTAGTTGTACCCGTACCGCTCCAGGCTGTCGATCCAGTCGAACAGGGTCAGGTAGTCCGACCGGCCCCGGGGCGAGTTGGGCGGGTGATTCAGGGCAAAGAAGAAGCACTCGCCGTTGAGCCGGCCGAAGGTCTTGGAGCCGCCGTTCGCATCCCGCCTGATCGCGTTGAGCTTCCTGCCGGTCCCGCCGGTGCGTCCGTAGAGCTCGACCTGCACGATCTCCTTTACGTTGTGCGCGCTCACAATGATATCCTTGACGGTGCTCGGATCCGCATACCCCAGGGTTACATGCCCGTTTGCCGGGTTCACCTCCACGGGCCAGACCTGCTCGCCCAGGATGCTCAGCCACATCATGAGGTTGGGAAAGTCGATATCCAGGTTGTTGACCGGATCGTCCCTGAACGCATCCACCACCTCCTGGGCCTTTTCATCCGTGCACTGCACCGTAACCGGCTCGGAAAACAGGAACTTCTTGTCCAGCTCGGCCAGGCCCTTGAACATGGGCGAGGAGTCGAACATGAAGTACCCGATCTCGAACATGCGCTCCTGATTCAGGGTGCTCAGGTCCCGCCGCTGCGGGCTGCCTCCGGAAAGCCGCCGGTATCCCTCGCCGTGCGGATCGTAGTCGGCCATGATGGGCAGGCTCATCTTTGCCCTGCGCACGCCCGCCGTGACCTCCCGCTCGATCACATCCGCCGCCAGAAACCTGACGATTTTTTCCTTAATGCCCATAAGCTTGCTAAGCCGCCTCACGAAATCGACCAAATGTTTTTCCCAGGCGGGAAATGAGTCCCGGCCGATAGAATCCTATTGTTTCCCGATCTTCTGGCTCCTTACCCGCACAAGCGGCCTTGCCGGTGCCCTCCACCAGGCTTACCGCGCCTTCCAGGGCGTCGGGGCCGTCGTCGTTCATGTTGGTGTCCATGATATAAATGAGCTGCTCCACCAGCAGATCCTGATCGGAGTGGCCCTTGACAAACCGGAGTTTGCCGAACTCCACCAGGGGCGAGATCCGGTTGACGATGCGGGCGATCTTGTCCGTGGCGTGGCGCTCCTTGATCAGGCGCACATGGCGGCCGGCCCTGTTCGCATAGGCCTTGTATGAATCAATGAGAAAGTCTTCGAACATATTGATCTCCACGCCCATGCCGCACCCGAATTCCTTATCGATGGCCCAGACCATGCCCCACATCTCATTGACCGTGGCGTGGCGGATCCAGGCATGGAGCACGTCCATGAGGCCGGCCTCAGGGTCGCGGCCCACCACCACGATGGCCTTGTAATCATTGGTCTCGGCGCTCTTGCCCGAGGGATCAAGGAACGCGCCGATCTTCCATGCTTTGCGCACCATGATATCCGGGGGCGGCACATAGATAAGCCATGATTCGCGGATAGGCGAATCCTCGGCCCCCACCCGGTTGCGCATTTCCTTGTTGAACCGCACCGTGCCCATCTGGCGCCGGCGCTTTTCCAGCCGCTCCAGAGACCAGAGGGCCGGCCACAGGGGCGTGCCGTCTTCCCGGACGGCGTCGTATTCCCTGCCGGGATAGAGCGGCTCGCCGGTTTCCTCATCCTTGGCTTTCAGGAGCTGATCCAGGATGGAGCGGGGCGCGAATTTGTTGCCCACCATCAGGAATGAAAACCCGTCGGCAAGCGAGCCCAGCACGGCCTGGAGCAACCAGTCCAGGCCCTCCTTGACCAGCTTCGGATTCTTGACGTTCTTGTCGTTTTCCAGGTCGTCCACGATGACGCGGTCGGGCCGATACTGGAGATTTTTCAGGCCCCGCACCTTTTCGCCCCTGCCCCGTGCCAGAATCCGCACACCCTGGGCCGTGACGAAATCGCTGTCCCGCCACTTGCGGCCGGTGAGCTGGCCGAAGTCGTGGCGCAGCCGCGGATTTTCTTCCAGCTCGATCCGGATCGGCAGCGTGAACCCGGTGGCCTGGTCTCCCGAATCCGAGATGATTATAATAAAATGCCGCAGCTCATAGACCGTGTCGTGCACGGGCACGCCGAAGGTGAAAAAGGTGGATTTGGCATGTTCCCGGGGCGCGGCCACGGGCACGATTTCATCGATGATATCCGCAAGCTCGGCCCATTCCTCGTGAAAGTCCTCGAACTCGGCATAGAAATAATGGGGCAGATAGGTCTTGAGAAAATAGAGCCGGTCCCTTTTGCCGCGGTCGATACGCTCTTTTTGTTTTTCCGGGCTGTCGTCTTCAAAGGGCGAGACGCTCTTCTGGACCCAGGACTTAAGCTCGTCCGCCCATCGGTCGAACTGGTATTCGGTTAATTTAGGCCGCTTTTTCATGTACTGATATTTGCGGCATTATGATTGCCGCAGGAAGTTGATTAAGCCATTCGTTTAATCTGGCTGCGTCCACTGGACTAATATCCCCCGCATTTATTACGAGTGAATAATTTATTGGCCGATGACCCTTATGCTTAAGACCTTTGAGCTTTCCCAACAAGGGCACCTGCCATTTAAATCCATCATGCCAATAAAATGAAACATAGCCTGAAATCAATTTTCTTACCTGCAATACAGAGATCCGTTTCTACGCTTGCGCATGCTCATTTTTGAACCGGTTTATAATCAGATCGAAATTACGGGCAAATCCACGGAAGGCCTCGGGATCGATCTCCCTGAGCACCGCGGCCGTGAATTGCATGGCCTCCAGAAACAGCCGGGGCCGGTCTACCTGGACCTGCTGCATTTTGTTGATATACTCCTTGATCTTGATGGCGTTGCCGGCGTGCACCACCTGCGGATCCTTGCTGGAAATGCCTTCCCTGATCATGGTCAGTTTCAGATCAATGGTCTTTTCTTCGATCTCCGCCAACTTTCGCTGATAGTCCTTGCGCCGTGCAAACCAATCTTCTGTCGATGACCATCGTTTGAGGGATTGCACCGAAATCCCGGTTTCCGCCGCCACTTCGTCGAGCGTGAGATCACTGTGAATATAGAGCTTTTCCGCCCGCTCGCGGTGTTCGAACGAAATAGGTTTAACCACGGCCTAAATCCTGTTTGATCGTTTCGATCTCTGAGAGCAGCTGGTGATACTGCCCCAGCATTCGGATCAAGTCTTCCATAGCCTCTGCAGCAACCAGAATATCGATCTGATCCAGCGGAATATAGGGATCGAGCTTGGAGCGGATCAGATCGCGCACCGGCTCGCATCTGACCGTAAGCTCTTTTGCCTCGTATTGCTTGCTCAATAGTCGCGCTTCATGCTGCAATCGTTCTCGACGTAAGTCGCTCATGATATTCGCTCCGCGAATAGGCTAGGACGCTTGAGGCTTGGACGCTAGAAGGCTTTAAGGCATCTCAGCTTTCTGGCTTCCTAGCCTTCTTGCCGTCCCCCTGCTTTCTTTTCCAGTCTGACCATCGGGCAGAACTGGTTGGTGTTGATGGCGTCCGTCATTTTCTGCATGGCCGTGGTATTCATGATCACCACGTCCTTGAGATCCTGGGCCAGGCCCTGATAGGACTGCACCAGCTTCACGTTGTTCTCGTACATCTTGCGCTGTTCCGCCATGTCGGTCTTGTACCGCTCCAGGATCTTGCGCAGGGCCTTGGAGTCGAAATACCAGATCATGACGATCACGCCCACCAGGCCGAAGGCCCGGAAGATTTCCAGCAGTCCCGCGAGGTTGATGGTTTCCATACAAATCCAGTAGTCAGTCTCCCCGCAAGCGGGGATCAGTGTTCAGTCAGACGGCGAATTATTCCGAAGAAACACGGAGGCCGGTCGGTGCCCCCGGAACCGCCTTGGTAAAGTCGAAAGGGTCGGATAACGCGCTCTCTCCCCAGACGTTCTTCGCGGCCGCCTGAACCGTGTGTGCGCCGTCCGGTACCCCTGCCAGGTCATACCAGAGCACCACGGTGCCGTCGCCCATATCCTTTGCCGGAAACAGGCCCTGGTCCGCGCCGTCCAGCACCACGCGGTATTCATCCACGCCGGTCTGCGGATCGGCCGTCAAAAACGGATTGCCAAACGCCAGCGCCGGTATGAGCATCATTGCAATAACGAGAAACAAGAAACGAGTAACGAGTAACGAGATTGATCGCATAATAAACCCCCTTTAAAATCCAGTGATCAGTCATCAGTCTCCCGCCTGCGGCGAGAGCAGTAATCAGTTTTTTACTGAACACTGAACACTGTTTACTGATTACTTTCTTCCTGCGCTGCGCCAAGCCCCTCTCTGAACCCGGCCAGCACGATCTTGACCATCGCCATATAGTCGCCGGTCAGAAACGGCAGGTCCGGGGGCTGGAGCTTGGGAAATTCCAACAATCGGACTAGCTTCTTGAGCTGCATCTCCAGAAACGGCTCGTCAACCACCAGGTCGAACCCCTTGACCAGCAAGCTCTCGTAGCTCAGCACGGTGTCGCCTTGGTCCAGGGCCGTAATCTCGTCGAGCCAGGCATTCCACTGCGGGATCTTATCCACGTTGTTCCGGCCCACGTAGTAGCCGATGGTGGAGGCGCTGATGTCAGCCGCCGTCTCGGTGGTCGCGTCTTTCTTGATCGAGACGCCGGCGCACCCGGTCAAGAAGAGTGTCGCCAGTATCAGGGTCAATAGTTTTGTTTTCATGATCTATGGCCTTGTCTATAAGTTTGATGAGTGCGTACTCGATAATGTGCGCCCAGATGCCGCCCATTACGATGCCTTGCGCCCTTCCCTGATCTTGGAGATCAGGGCCAGGATGCCGCCGATGCCGGCGAGGATCCCGGCGACCAGCTCGTATGCCGCCTCGGTGTCTTCCACGCCCACATTGTAGCCGTAATAGCCCAGCACGAATGCGGCCAAGCCCAGCACGGCCGCGCCGATCCGTCCCCAGATCAACGATGCGGGCCATGAATCTTTGGTGTACATGGGTTGCCTCCTTTTAATACGTTACAGTGTTATCCGTGCATCCTCCGGAGCGCTGCGATAGAGCCCCGGATGGCATTGCATGCACCGTTGCTTTTGCTCTTGGGTGTAGTGCTTTCGCTTGTATGTTTTTTCCTCGTGATCGAACCCATATTCGAAGGGCTGTCCCTGCTTGAAATACCGGTACCCGAGCAGGTTCCCGCGCACATCCATAAGCAGGGCCGCGCGCTGCACAGCGGCCTCCGGATCCGGGTTCTGCATAACGATCCATACCGTGCCCGGGTTATTCGTGGGTACGGTTTTAACCGCCTGCCAGGTATCGAACACGTCCGGGTCCAGCTCGCCCTCGTAGGTCCACGCCCGGGCCAGGTACACGGCGGCGAACAGCACGGCCAGCAGGATGATAATGGTGATGGTCACCCGCTTGAGCATTTTCCGGTAATAGTCGACTTCCCAGCCCATGATGCAGCCTCCTTACTGGTGAACGGGCGGTTGCCCGCTGGTATAATCCAGCAGGCCCCTGGCCAGGCGCAGGCCGATCCCGCGCCTGAACACGGCCCGGCCGAACGCGCCGTGCTCGCTTATGTTGTCGATAAAGCCGGTTTCGATCAGGAGTGCCGGCATTGCCGTGTATTTGAGCACAAACAGATTCCGGCTCTCCTTGATGCCCCGAAAGGGATGGTGTTTAAAAAAACTGTCCACATGCGCTTTAATCGCCCCCGCCGCCTGCCTGCCGGGCACGCTGCCCGGATAGATCCAGATCTCTTCTCCCCTGGCCTCGGGCATGCCGTGATCGTCGATATCCGGGTCGGCGTTGCAGTGCACGGATACAAAGAGATCCGCGTGCCACGAGTTGGCCAGCTGCACCCGGTTGCCGAGCGGGATATACAGATCCGAGGTGCGGGTCAGCGCGGTCCAGTGGAAGCGCTGCAGCCCCTCCATGCAGGCCAGGGCGATGTCCAGCACGACGTCCTTTTCTTTCAGGTCGCGGAAGGCCGCGCCCGGATCCTCGCCCCCGTGTCCCGGATCAAGGCAGATTTTCATATCGCCCTCTTTCAATTGACAATGGTCAATCGAAAATTTTCAATTAGGTGAGCGTTATATCGATATCCCCCGTGGCAAAGCTGGCCGTATCGCCGGACTGGATGTTCTTGGTGGTGTTCAGCTTGCCGTAGGCGATCATGTTGCCTGCCGTGGTCTTGTCGCACACGGCAAAGTCCGTTACCACACCCCAGTCCGCGGTGGCCTGGGCAAAGGTCACGGTCTGGGTATTCTCCGTGGCGCCCGCCGCCGCCGCATCCCAGGTGTTGCACCCTTTCCTGACGTAGCTCCCGCCCGAGACCTCGCTGGGCAGGGTGCTGCCCGTGTCGTCATCCGCAATGGTTGACTTGCACAGGGCCACATACAGGTTGGTGGGCACGGAATATTCGCCCGTCTTGAACACGTGGTCCAGCAGTTCGTTTTCCAGATAGTCCGAAAATGAGCCCATAGGTCGCTCCTTTCAGTCGCTCAATTGACAATTGTCAATTGAAAATTTTCAATTGAAAGAAATCCATATCCAGATCGGAACCGGTTGTCGGAACACCAGATACCAGAATCCGGATTGCATCTTCTCCTCCTTGGCATCGCCAAAAAAAATGCCCGACCCTCTCGATTGAAAATTGACGATTGTCAATTGACAATTAAAAGAATCGGGCACTCTGGCCACTAAATATAGCTTATATGGGCACTCTGGCCACTAGATTTAGTTTATTATTGAGACTTTTCTTTTAAAAAGTCAACACTTTTTTTTATATATACCTCTCTTTTGCAGCGCTTGCAATACTGTTGAATAATTGCCTTGCCCTGAAATGCCACCCAATAGCCCAAAACCTTCCCGCAATGCGGGCAGCGTATCGGCTCGTCTCTACGGGTTTTACTGATCACTGATAACTGATTACTGATCACTGTAGTTATTCGCTGTCCAGCGAACTGTGTATATGCACGATCGCCTGCTCGTCCGCGGGCAGGGTGAACTTGCCGCCCGAGGCCGGGTTGATCTCGAACTCGATCTTGTACCGGCCCACGGTGTCGGTGTCGCCCGCCTGCCACCGGTATTCGAACTGACCGTTCGCCCCGTCGGTGATGGTGATGCCCGTGGTCTGCCGGTCGATCTTCACGCTGCCGTCCATCAGCTTCATGGTGCAGTAGATGGTGGCGCCGGTGACGTTGATGGCGTCGCCGTCCGAGTCCTTTGCCGTTGCATAATAGTACGGCTGCAAATCATTTTCCTTTAGATGGAGCACCTTTATACTCATAATGGGTTCCCCGTTCAGGGTTCAGGGTTTATTTAATTGTCAATTTTCAATCGTCAATTTTCAATTGCCGCGCCGTTGCCAGTACTGGCAGCATGCCTGGTGGTATCCCGACCGCCTGACCAGTTTGAATTCCGGCCTGAGATACCGCTCCTGGAGCGCCGTCTCTTCCTCCCGCCGGGCGTCGTGCACGATGATATGATCGCCCATAAGAGCTGCGAGAAACAGTGCCATTTCACGCCCCGGGCCGCCGCCCTCTTTAGATGGAGGCCCGTCTATGAACACTATGTCGAATGGCTCGGGCAATTCCATGTCTGTAAATTGGATGCCGTCCCACTCGCGCACGATCACGGTTTCCGTGCCCTGGTTCCGGATCCGCTCGGCCCATTGCGCGTCCGTCTCATAGCTGATCACCGGGGCGTAGTCGCTCATCAACAGGGTGCTCAGCCCGGCGCCGAATTCCAGGATGTTCCGGGGCTGCACGTCCGTGATGATCCGCTTGATGAATTCCCAGTCCGCCGGCGTAATCGCCCAGCCGCCCCAGGGGATGTCGTAGTTGTGCGCGGCCGGATCCACCTCCTGGGAGCTGCTCAGGCCCTGGAAGGCCAGCATGCCCACCTGCTTGTAGTGCTCGCACACCCGTTGGGGCGTGGTGAAGATCTCGAACCCGGCCGCCCCTGCCTTGCGGCAGAACGCGAAGTCCGTGCCCACGGTGCACACGCCGTGCTCGTCGAAGTCCGTGTGAAAGGGTGCTTCCAGGGCCTCCAGCACCCGCCGGGCGATCAGGATGCACCCCGTGCCCACGACGTCTACCTTGAGCAGCTCGATGTCGTCGTCCACCAGGGCGAAATCCACGGGCGCATAGGCGTCTTCCGCGCGGGGATCTTTCACATAGGCCACGAAGTTGAGCTGGCGGCCGGCCTGGCGCACCGGGGCCGGAAACCCGACGATGTCCTTGTCCGCATGCACGAACTCGGCCGGGTTGTCCAGGGGCACCACGTCGTCGTCCAGCATGAGCAGGAAGTCATGGTCCGTTTCCAGGAACCGCCTGACGATCAGGTTGCGGTTGGATGATATAGGATGCGCCCAGGTCTTGGCTGGATTCTCCCAGGTAATGTACACACCCTCGGTTGCCTTTAATTTCGGCAGGAGATCCGTGACGATCTCGGTGCGGATCCACCCGTGATTGAGTATTGCCAAGTACAGTTTTTTCATTCCCGATTTTCTCACTTTCTTTAATTCCCCTGCATGTTTCCAGCAATTTTCAATTTTCAATCGTCAATTGTCAATTGTCTCCGTTCCGTATCCTCGGTCATCGTTCTCCGCGCGCTATCCATCGTGAGATCGCGCCGTTCGACATCCGTGGTGAATATGCGCCGGTACGCGGCCACGGCCAGGCCTGCCAGGCGGCCGGCCACGCTTGAGATGCCGGCGACGCCCCCGGAAAGCGAGAACCGGCGGATCAGGCCGGCCGACGCGCCGGATGCCGCTGCAATGGTACCGGCAAGCGATCTGGCTGCGCGCACCGTGCCCGATATCGCCGAGCTCGCGGCCGCGGATCCGGCCAGGGCGCGTGCGCGATGAACAAGCCCGGAAATCGCCGATGATGCGGCCACGCTGCCCGCCAGGGCTCGGGCCGCCCGCATGGTGCCGCTCACGGCGGAGGCCGCGGCTACAGCACCCTTTAAGACGACCGCCCCGCCCAGGGAGAGCCCGCCGGACACGGCGGAGACCGCTGCGCTTGCACCGGCCAGCACCCTGGCGGCGATGAGATTCGCGGCCGTGCTTGATGTTGCCGCGATGGTGCCGCTCAGGGATCGGGCCGCCGTGAGTGTTCCGGATACCGCTGTGCTCGCGGCGATACTGCCCCTGAGAATAAGCTCTCCGGCCAGGGAAAGTATGCCGGAAACCGTCGAAGACGCGGCGGAGGAGCCGGACAAGACTAGTCTGAGTATGAGGCCGGCCGCTGCGGTTGAAGTGCCGGCAACGGAGCCGCTTAAATGCCGCGCGATCTGCATGCCGCCTGATACGGCGGATGCAGCCGCGCTGGTTCCTCTGAGCGTGATCTTCCCCAGGATGGACACGGCCCCGGAAACGGCGGAGCTTGCAGCGATGGTTCCTGCTAATGACCGGGCCCGGCTTATGATGCCGCTCACTGCTGAGCTTGCTGCAACAGAGCCGATGAGGGATCTTGCTGCCTGCAGATTCCCGGATACCGTGCTGCTTGCTGCCGCGCTGCCCAGCAATGCGCGGGCGCGGCTGATGATGCCCGCCGCGGTTGAGCTTGCGGCGATGGTGCCGATGAGCTTTCTGCCCGCGATGAGCGCACCTGATACGGCGGAGACCGCTGCGCTGGTCCCGGCCAGCACCTTGGCGGCGATGAGATTTGCGGCCGTTGTCGAGCTTGCCGCAACCGTGCCCGCCAGGGACCGGGCCGCGTTGATGGCGCCGGTTACCGCCGAGCTTGCGGCCAGGCTGCCCGCCAGGGACCTGCCCCGGCTGATGATGCCCGCCGCGGTTGAGCTTGCGGCGATGGTGCCGATGAGTTTCCGCGCGGCCCGGAGCGCACCGGTGATGCCCGAAGCAGCGGCCGCGGATCCAACCAGGGCACGGGCGGCCTTCAACGCGCCGGACAGCGCCGAGCTCGCCGCGATATCTCCGGACAGTGCCCGGCCGATGATCAGGGCGGCCGCCGCACCGCCCGCCCCGGCGGCAGCCCCGGCCAGCTCGTGCGTCTCTCCCCCCGCCGCCACATACTCACTCGCCCCGACGTCCCACACTGCATCTGCCGAACTTTCATTTGGCCTTTCATTGCCTGCAATATCGTATTTGAATAAGGGGTCTCCCGCCGTGTCATTGCGAAGGAAGTCGTCGAAGTCCGTGGTGGCCGTTACATCGTTATAGGGGTTTCTGCCGCATCTGTCTCCGGCATTGCCGTTGGCTGAGATATGTGCCGTGGCAAGGTGATTGGCATCGAGGCTGTCAGAGTAATCAATGCTGTTTTTGTAGTTATCTCCCGCTGTACCATCCAAATCCGCCGTGGCATCATCGGCAGCATTCCAGCCTGACGGAGAATCCCAGTTAGACTCGGTAAAACAGCCTCCACTGCCTTCCGCCTCGTATGAATAACAACTGAAGGCAATGGCGGTGCCATCGGCAGAACGTGAATAAATGGCATTGTAGATACCGCTTACAGACTTGCAGGCCGTGCAGCAAATTGTTCCAATCGTTTCGCCGGAACCTGCGTCGATTGAATAAGATTCAGTGGCAGTATTATAAACTATACAGGCGTAGAATAAGGTTGCGTCGGCATTGGTTTTAGCTCCAGAGCAATCATCTGTCGTATTTACAGCACACCCTATTGCCTTGGCATGTGTGCCTTTTAGGTATATTGTCTTTGCTGTAGCCGATGTCGATGTATGCTCTATATAAATATTAACAAATCGGCCCCACGCCTCGCTGATAAGAAACGTGTCTGAATCTTGTGCATGTACGAAATTAGCCCCTGTGCCGTCTTTTCCCGCCCACGGAGTAGCACAACTGGCCGAAGATTTTACCACTCTATAATGGGTGCTGTCCGTATTGGTTGCACCCGCCATATCGGTTATGTAATCATCGTGATCCTGACTGTCGTAACAATCAAGGGTGGTTATGCCCGTACCGCTTAAGTCGTTATCCGATGCGGCTTCCCAGGTATCTAAAGACGAATAATCAGGATTGCCGCCGCCGGGCAGGGAACCGTCGCCGCCGGAGTCGTAGGTACAGGTGTATGGAGATTCGTCGTAGCACGCCATTAGTGTTTACCACCGTAGATAACAGGTTGTATCAGGTGCAATTCGTCTGCTTCCAAAATATATCGCTCATTCAATTTATCGTAACTTTCGACTTTTTGGATGTCTCGCAGCTCAGGCATATATTCCACTTGCTTATCAGTCATCCTGGCCTCATCCACGCCAAGCTGCTTGAGGTCATTCATGGGGATATGGTATCTGCGTTTCTTCAGGTGTTTTGTGGGATACAATTCTTCCGGCTCTTCGGGATATTCTGCCGGTATTTTGTAGCTGTCCAAATCCCACATCGGCTCACAGAGAGCAGGCATTTGTGCGTATTCCAGGTTATCGAGTGTCACGATGAGAAATTCCTTACGATCTTTTTCCGTCCACGTATCCCTGCCATATTCATGGAATTTGGAATAGCCAACGATGCCCTTTTGGCTCCGATAGCCCTTGTACGCAATAACATCCCCAGGCTCGGCCCGTTTTTCCCAGCCATCCACGTTGTAAATCCAGTATGTTTCCTCATCGAATCCAACGGGCAATTCCATGTGACGGCTCACAGTCCTTTGTATCTTTACCGTGCCTGCCTTTTTGATGTCCGGTGTCATATCGTGGTAGCCGGTGCCGTTGTATCCCCGCCCAACCTCGGTGAATGAGTCTGCCAGGTAATAATAGGGCTCACCATGATACCCATAGCCCATGATGGGGATATGATCGGACCAGTTCCGTGCCCGCAGCTCATAGCGGGGTTTATGGTGTCCGAAAAGTGCTACCGACCATTTGGCCATATTATCTCCTGATCACTCCGAAGAAACACGGAGGCCGGTGGGCCTGCCCGCAACGCTCTCGCTTGCGAGGCGGGTGGGAGCCCCTCGCATTTCTTCATGGTTGCTGTTTAACACTCTTTCCCTCCCCGGCAAGCGCTTGCAGGGCGGCCGCCGCGCCTCTTTTTGATCGCCTTGATCGCCTCGATGACCTTGTGCTTGGCCTCGTTGTCCAGAAACCGCCAGTGCTCCACCCCGAAGCGCTTATGGATAAACCGGCGCAGGGCCTTCCACCTGTAGCGCGGCTCGTAGTAGCCGGACGGCTCCAGCTCGGCCCAGAGCGCGAAGATCAGGCGCAGCTGCGGGTCCTGCTCCCTGCCCGCAACGCTCTCGCTTGCGAGGCGGGCGGGCCTGCCGGCATGGGGCGGCAGATTGATCCGGATGCGCGCCCCCCGGTCGTGCAGGTGCCGGGCCAGGGCCTCGAACCCCGCGTTATCCATGCGCGTGAGCGAGGCCGTGCCCGTGATCTCCTGCTGCATGGCGTGACGGTCGTCGTCCGATATGCCGAGCTGCTTGCAGGCCAGGATAATGACGGTTTTTTGTTTGGTGGTCAGCGGCATAGGGCAATTGTCAATTTTCAATTAGTTCGCGTTTCCCAGGATCTCCGTGAGCTCGCGCGATATGATCTGCAGCCGGGCATACCGCTCGGGTTCGATAAACACGTGCGCGAACTTCCGCCTGAGCCGCTTGATCTCGTCGGTGTATTTCTCCGGCTCCTTGGTCATCTTGTTCAAAAACTCGGTGACCACGATCTCGGGCGCCGGGTCCGGCCCCAGGGGCGGCATGTCCACGGCCCGGGTGCGCCGGTCCGTCTTGAGCTCCTCGAACTCGAAGGCGATCTGCTTGACCATGTCTGCCATCACGGAGCGCTTGCCCCGGGATGCCTTTACCAGGCCGGTCATGGCGCGCTTGCGGAAGGTCTCGTAAAACTCATCCATCTCTTCTTTGGTTTTCGCCAGCCAATACCCGCCGGTGGTTCCCGCCTTGCTGCAAATGCGCTGATCATGATCGATGAGCAAATGATTCGTCATGTGCCGCACGTCCCGCTTCCAGGGCTCGATACCCTGCCGGTATTCCACGTGGGTCATGCGCCGGCCCTCCTGGGCCTCGTGAAACTGGAGCGCCAGGTCGCTGGCCGAGATGCGCTCGGCCCTGCCGATGTGATCGCTCAGGATCTCCATCATGTCCTCCTCGGTCTCGGTAAGCTGCCGGGAGTGCTGCCCGGTTTCCGGGTCAATCCCAAAATCTTCCGCTCTCATGTTGTGTCCCCCAACTTGCTTAATATGTTGTGGATGCGCTCCCTCGCCTGTTCCGGAGCACCCTCCAAAAATTGCTCTTCCTCCCCTTGCCGCGCCGAAGCCGCAGAGCGAAGACGGGTTTCGCGTACCTTTTCTTCCGCCGCGGTCATCCCCTCCGCGCTGACCCGCTTGGCGGTCTTGACCAGGATCGCCTTCAGGTAGTTGTGGTTCTTGAGCCCCCACTTCTCCCGATTGCAGATCCCGGTGACGGCGGTCAGCACCTCGGGCCAGGTGGTGCGCCAGCGCTTGCCCTCGTACTGGAATTCGCAGGTGTCGAACAGCTTGGCCGTCTCCTTGAGCAGGCGGAGCCGTTTGGAACGCTGCATGCCCCCGTATTCCGATTTTCTGAAACAGTCCGTATACTCGTAGATCAAGCGCCACGATTGCCCGAATTTTGCCGCAATATCGGCAATTTCCCTGTGTTCCACTTCCTTGATTGCATCCTCCAGGACAAAGGAATTTCCGCACCGCGGGCAAATGAGATTAATGCTCTGTTTCATTACTCGTTAGTCAGTCCTCAGTCCTCATCACTGCCGGCTGCCCCCTTGAAAAACAGGATCGCCAAGATAAGACACGCAACCCATCCTATTAGAATCCATACCCACATCGTTCGCCTCCGGCTGAATTGACGATTTTCAATTGAAAATTGACAATTGCAAGCAGGCGCCGAGCACGACTCCGGCACAAAACGGAATCAACCAATGCAACACCGCCACTAGATCAAACAATGGTTTCCGCCTGGCGGGCCCCTCCATTGATTGGGCTGCGGCCCGCATCATAATCCGTGTTTTGTCATCAGCTTTCATGTAAATGTATCAATAGCCTAATAGCCATTGCTCCTGCTTGAGCTGTCTCCTCAATCAATTTATCTACCCCGCCGCGGCCATAATAAAGATCTAGTGCCGCCTGAACAGATTCTCCCGCTTCCTCTGCCAGAATTGCGGCACCATGCACGGGATCACTGGGCCAGGTTGGGAATTCCTTCTCTGCTTTTCTTAGCTCCGCAAATATAAGGCCAATCGCCTTTTCACCCTTTCTCACTTTCTCCCCCGCTCACTTTCAATATACTTTAGGTATTCCCGGTTCTTCCGCCACCACCGGATCTCACCCTTGATAATATCCCACACCAGCCACAGAAACAAAGTGACGAGGCCACCGAGCACGGCCGTTCCCAGCCACCGCCAGACGGCGTTAATCTCAATAAATAAATATTCCATGTCCTGATCTCCTACCTGCTCTTTCCTTTGTTCCGACAATTTTCAATTTTCAACCATTCGACAAGCTCATGGTGGTGAGCAAGGTCGAACCATTGTCAATTGACAATTAATTGCCCTTTGCCGCTTGATGCTCGCCTTGCAATAAGTGAATCTCCTGTTCGATCAGCTCCTTGCCCCTGTCGCATCCCTCGCACTGCTTCAGCCCCTTCCTGTACCGGTGCATACACAGCCGCTCGTACACCTGCTGGTGCCACCGTTCGCACCAGAATGATTTGCCCTTATTCATCATCATGTTCTTTTTCCCTTACTGATAACTGATCACTAATCACTGGCCTTTTATGGTGTCACCTTTCGCTCCAGCAAGGAGCGCTTGACATACCACAACGCCTGGAGCTGGGGCGTGCGCACCTGCTCCCGGGCCGCCTCCTCCAGATCTTCGTAGATATCCTCGATGCCCTCGAAATCCAGCACGATGATGGGACCACCCGGTGCTGTTTCCTCCACCGGCTTGTCCAATACTCTCTGAACGGCACCGGATTGCTTACCGTTCGACAGGCTCACGGTCCTGAGCGCAGTCGAAGGACTGCCCACTGATGACTGATTACTGCCCACTGATGACTGATTACTGATCACTGATGACTGATTACTGATCACTGGCTTTTTCTTCTTCTCCTTCCACGCTTGCTGCATATACTTCCTCTTGCACAGGCCCTTGATGACCTTCCCCTGATACGTGCACCCGTCAGGCAGCCAGAACTCGCACTTCCGGTCCCGGCACTCGGCCTTCACCTTCTCAAATGCCCGCTCATTGTCGGCAATGATTGCTTTTCGACTTTCTTGCTTTCTCATGCTCTTTTCCTTTGCTGATAACTGATCACCGTTCGACAAGCTCACGGTCCTGAGCGAAGTCGAAGGACTGCCCTCGCCGCAGGCGAGGGACTGATGACTGATCACTTTCCCCTGCGCGCAGTCCCTGCACTCCGAGGGCACCTCCTTTTTAAAGCTCCCCTCCACAAACGCCCCCTCGGTCTGCCGCCTCACGCATTCGGCCTTCTTCATGCGCGTGTGGGTGCGCTCGCACGTAAAATACTCCGGCCCGGCCATGATCTTGGCGCGCTCCATCATGCTCGCCAGATTCGCCGTGGTATCAATGACTGTTTGTTCTTGCATGGTTTTTCAATCGTCAATTTTCAATTGAAAATTTTCAATTGGTTTATCCTTTAAGCAGAAATGTTTCTGCGCTCCGGAGCAGCTCCAGTCCCATTGCCTGGCCGTAGTCCCGCTCCATGCTCCCCGCCACCTGGAGCAGCTTGACCACGGTGCGGAACTTGCCCCTGCCCTGGGCCTTGGTGTGAAGGAAGTCGATGCACTGTTTATCCAGGCCCGGGCGCAGCGAGTCGGCCAGGGCCTTGACATCTTCCCGCTCCACGGGCAGGTCGTCGCGCTTGATGGAGATGCGCGAGTAAATCTGCTCGAACAGAAAGTTCCTGCCGCTGGTGCCCTTCATTTGATCGTACAGCCGCTCCATGCCCACGTACACCACGCCCACCCCGGCGCAGTCGTGGATCTTACGGATGACCTCGAAGGCCTCCCAGGTGAGAAAGTGGGCCTCGTCGATGATGATGAGCCGGTTGCTTTGCTTGAGCTTTTCGATAATGGCATGCAAAAGGGCGCTGTTGGAGCCCACGCCGTGGGGCGTGCCGCCCACCCGCTTGGCGATCATGCGCAGCACCGAGCCCACGGACCGGGTGGCGATATCCGCGGTAACGAACACCGTGTTCCGGTTGGCCCGCTTGTACTCGTTGCACGTGATGGTCTTGCCCGAGCCTGCCGGCCCCACTGCCACGCCCATGTCGCAGTTCTCGTCGCAGAACTGGAATACCTCCCAGATCAGGCGCGAGGCCAGGGTTTTGCAGAAGGTGCGCGGCATGGCCGTGAACTCCAGCTCCTCCTCGCGCCTGAGCAGGTTGGCGATGTCTTTTTCGAAGACCGCCAGATCCCCGGCGAACACCTTGTTCACATAGTTGGATACGGCCGCGGTGGACCGGTTGATCATCCGGGCGATGTGGCTGTACGTGTGCCCGGCCTGATCCTTCCACAGGATAAACCGCTCATGCAGCCCGTCGTCGTACGTGTCGTGCCGTTTGGCGCTCTTGTCCTCCGGAGCTTTAGCGGAGGGGGATGGCGCCTCGGGTTTAATCTCGTTTAAATCGACCTTTTCCGCCTCTTGAATGGGCATTTACGACCTCCTTTCAATCCGGCATGCTGAGCTTGAACGGCCGGATATATGATTGCTTTCGGGCATTGCGCTCTTCCAGGCGGCGCCGGGTGCTCTCGTTGAATTTCTCCCTGAGCTCGTCGAATGAGATCCGCTCGGCCCGGTGCTCCTCGTGGGCGTCTACTTCTTCCTGCACGTGATCCAGATCGGTGCGCAGCACGCGCACCACCTTGGCCGGCCGGTCCGGGTGCTCGCCCGAGGGCTCGCGTTTCGTATAGCCGAACTCCACCTGCACCAGGTTCTCGGCAGCCGCCATCTGGGCCTTGATGGCCTGCTTCTTGCGCTTTTCCAGACGCCTGATCTCCACGTAGGCCTCCTCGTCGTTCCAGGCGGTGCGGTCGGTGCGCTCGGCCGTGCATAAAAATGAATTTTCCAGTTTATATATATAAAGGATAGCCAAATCCTCCGGATCGTAGCGGTAGATCACCTCGCTGCCCTGGTACTCCATGAGCTCGGAGCTCCGGTACGTGCCGCCGAACGCCGTGATCCCGAACCGGCCCACTTTGACCTTGCGCGAGACCATCATGAGCAGGCGCAGGGCCGAGGGCGAGACGCGCCGCTGGGCGTGATCCTTAAAATATGCGGTCCACACCGAATTCGGCGTTGCGCCGTTCATGGCATGACCGTGATGCGCGTGATCCTGGTTGTAGGTTTCGACATAGTTTCCCAGATAGTCCTTGAACTCCTCCCACTCCAGGACATAGCGGCCGGCCTGTGTGGTGATGCGCTGATCCGCCCCTTCGGGACGGTGCATGATGTTGTTGCCCCGATACGCGGGAAAGGCCTTCTGGAAGTCCTGCTCCTGGGTCCAGAACCACCGCTCGATGTTCTTGGCCTTGGCATTCGCGGGAATAGCGAAGTGGGGCTCGATATGCAAGAGCTTGTAGATGCCGGCGAGCTCGTCCTCTTTCACCTTGAACCGGAACCGCTTGGTCTGCCCGCCGGTGAAATGCTTGGCGGAAAAGTCCCGCCCATTGTCGATCACGATGTGCTCCGGGGCCCCGTACCGCTCGATGGTATGCTTGAGCGACAGGTTGATGGTATTGGAGGATGGCACGTCCGCCAGGATCCAGCCCAGGATCTTGCGCGACCGCATGTCCTTCCACCCGGTGAACCAGGGGAAGAGGATTTTCCCCGATGGATGTCTAACCGCCACGTTGATCTGCTGGTGGTCCGATACGTAGATCTCGCCGGGTACCAGGCTCTCGTAGTCCCTGAGCACCGACGGCACGTAGTGTTCCTGCCAGAACTTCCGGCCCCTGCGGTAGTAGTCGCGCGTCTCCGGCGGGATGCTTATGAGGTAGCGCCGCATGGTGGCGCCGGAGGGCAGGCGCCAGCCATGTTGCTTGGCGTGGTGGGCGAGCTGGTCGATGCACCACGAGGCCGTGGGCTGATTGGGATTGCAGTATTTCTGGAAGAGAAAGGCCTTTGCCTCCTCGGGCCATTCCTTATAGATATGACTGTTTCCGAACCCGTTGAGCAATCCCTCGATCCCCGAAGCCCTGAATTCCTTAATTTTCCTGAATAAGGTTTTGTCGCTGAACGGCCGCTCCTCCGGGTGCTCGATCGCGTAGAGCTTGCAAAAATCTCGCGCCGCCCTGCAGCGCCCGCGACCTGAAGCCTGAGCTTTGTCGAAGGCCTCGAACGCCTCGATGATCCCGAGCCACCGCAGGGCCTCCCGTTTTTTATACTCCGGTTCCCGGTCGAATGAGTCGAGCGCGCCGGTCCTGAGCTCAGTCGAAGGGCCGCCGAGCTCGCGGACCTGCCGGAAAAATTTCGCCCGCGCCTCGGTCGAGAGACATGACAGCGCGATCTCTAATTTCTGACCCGACTGCCCCCCGCCGTTTCGTGATGGCACGATTCGCGTATCCTTATATAGTTTACTTTGAATTCGCTTTCGAATTGCCCTTTCCGTGACATTTTCGAGTTCCGCACCCTGTTTTAAGTCCAACCAGATCTCATCCATCGCTCAATATCCCGATTTTCTTGGCTAATTTCAATTTATGGCCCCCTCAAAAGCGCCTATTTTCTGGTTCCGCACCTGGTTCCGCACTCAACAGCCCAGTGCGGAACTCACCCTTTCCCCTTCCTTTCTTTAAAGATGGGGGGTTCCATCCCTTATCTTTATTGGACTGTTCCTCAGTCACCCCCCGAACCATCCCTCAAGTCCAATTCTTTTCACCCTTTCTCCCCTGCTCTCTTTCACCCGCGCTAGCTGTTCGCGATTTTCTCCGCGTGCTCGCGGTCTTTGAACACCCGGTCGGCAGCCGCCTTGGTGTCCGGGCCGAACATGTCGTAGGTCACCCAGATGCCGGCGCGGGGATCGTGGATATCCTTGACCTCGCTGCGCTCGATCTTACGGGCGCGGGTGATCCTCCGCTGCGATCTCCTGCCCATTACGCTCCTCTAAGGCCGTAATCATATCGTCAATCTCTTTAATCTGAGTATTGCAATGATGATCCAGATCCGCCAGGCTGATCCCATGCTTGACGCCGATCAAATAGGGCCGCAAGACATGTCGCAATTCCCTAATCCCTAAATTCCGTAATCCCTGAATGAGTTGATTCATGTCACCACCTCATACCGAATGAGATACCTTTCATCCGGTCGCTGATGATAAAACCCCAGCACAGCGCGTTGGATACTGCCAGGATCTCCGTCTTGTATTCCGGCAGGGCCTTGGTAACCCCGTACACCAGGGCCAGCTCCACCCCCTTGGTAAGGTAGATCCGCTCCGGGCTGGGGTGATCCCCGTAGATGGGATTGATCTCGTAATAGCCGGCCTCCTGCTGGTAGTTCATGTTGCCGGCGGAGAGCACCTGCCCGGCAATGAGTAAGATCCATAATGCTTTATCCATGCTTCACCTCCCGGATAGAGAGTTTGCGTATCGCTTTTACCGCCTCGGCCGCGCACTGCCGGCAGTAGGTGTGGCTGATCCGTTTATCTTCGAGCGGCGCCTTTTCGCCGATGACCCGCCCGCACTCGCAGCATTTAACGATCATGCTCCACCTCCCGGAGGAAGACCTCGCGCTTTCGCATCTCCTTTTGCAGCCGCTTAATCTCTTGTCTGTATCGCTCAATCTCGCCCCGCAGGGCCTCGGGGCCCGGCACCACGAACACGTTGGCCTTCTCCGCCAGGATCCTGAGCGGCTCGAAGCTTCCGGTGGCCGCACAGAAGGCCGGGAGATACTCGGCCGGAAACCGGTGGTACTCTTTGCTTTCCGCGGTCCAGGTATCCAGCATCCACTTGGTTATCTCCTGGTTGAGCAGCTCGCTCATCCTGCCGGCGATCTGCCAGCGCGAGAGCGGGCATTTTTTGATGCACTGGGTGATGATTCCCTGGAAATGATGCTGGATATTCAGGCCGCCCGGCCCGGGGCCGGGGGAGTGCTGGTGGGTAGCGATCAGCTCAAAAAGGCTGTACTGCCCGTCAATTTTTTGTGACGACTTAGGCATTGACGCCGGCTCTAAAGTGTACTAACTTAGAAGCCAAAGGCCTGACGAAGCTGTGCTCGCTGTTCTGCTGCGTAGTGGTCGGCTTGCCGGTCGATCTCTTCAGTAATGAGACGGCTCAGAAATAGATCGGAATTCGGCCCCCAGATGAGCTCATAAGGATAGCCGAGCCAATCGGCGACGCGCTGCCGGATATGACGGCATTCGGTAAACCGCACTTCGCCGCTTTTGGTGGTATACTTCCAGTTCCCTTTGAGCATCTTCTGGAGTGAGTGATACCCGACGCCGAGCTCGCGGGAGAGATCCCGCTTTGTCAGGCCCTTGGCCTTTATAAGTTTCTCGATCGTATTCATTTTGATGCGCCTACGATTCCCCTGAATTGTAGACATATTCCCATTTCGATCTTATGTCAAGAAAAAAATCGCATTTAGAAGGCAAAGACCTAAAAAAAATCGGAGAGCGATTTGAGCTACTCCGAGATCATCTTGATTTAAAGCAGGCTAACTTTGCGAAATTATTAGGTATGGCCCCTAATTCTTACAGTGATATTAAACGTGGCATTAAAGGCCCTATTATGCCAGTTTTATTGTTACTCGAACATCGATATGGGATTTCCCCTCATCAAATCCTCACCGGCGAAGGTTTTTCTTTAGATAACCTTCAATCTTCGCGTCTACCCGATGGCGTGCGCGAGGTCGAGGCCTTATATACCGACCGCACGGTTCAATTCCTGGATATCCTGCAAAAAATCTTAAATGATGTGGATGACTTGAAGCGGAGGGTGCGCGACCTGGAAGTGCAAATCAACATAGACGATCTTGCGGGTCCTGCCGGCGATGCTTTAAAAAGGTAGGAAACGTCATTTATGTGAGGTTTAAATAGGAGGATGGTATGGCTAAAGAAATGATGTGCACCAACTGCGGCCACGTTGGGAAACCAAAGCGATACACAAAGGGTAGTATGATTGTTGAGCTCGGCCTTTGGATCTGTTTTTTGATCCCCGGCCTTATTTATTCCATCTGGCGCCTCTCTTCTCGCTACGACGGCTGTCCGAAATGCAGAGCATCTAATATGGTTCCCCTCACTTCTCCTGTAGCTCAAAAACTACTACAAGAAGCATCCCCATCTCCAGCGGATCCCGGTACAGCTGCGCCCGGCTAATCCCGCCGGCGCCGAAAATTCTTTGCTCAAACCGCGTGCAAAAATCGCCTTAAAATAGCCGTTTTCAATTTTCACCGTGAGCAAAGCCCTGGATTCAATAAAGTCTCGATCCCGTCTACATTTCCCCGCCTCCAC